AAGTTTCACCAAAAGCAGCACCATTAGTTGTAATGCCACGCACTACACCAAAAGCCGTAATTCGTCCAAAACCGTTTAAAGCAATATTTTCAGTAGCTACGCCGATAATGTCGTTTGCGTTTGTAAGCCCCGCAATCGTAGGTGCAAACTTAACAACCCCACTAGCGCCTACTGTGCCGGTGTGGTAAACAATTTGAAGTGGTGAGTCAGTAATAGCCGTACTAGCTTTACCGTAAACAAATAATTCTTCGCCAATTTGCTGGGTGATGTTGCCGTTACCCATACCCGCATTCCAAGTGCCTGTAGTTGGGTCGTACCACATTCGGCCAGCAGCTAAAGTTACCGCTGAACCATTGCCCATATCAATATAAGTTGGGCTAGCAATTGATCCAGTTAACCCAGATAAAGACGTAATGTCGGAATTAGCGCCAGAAGCCGCTGCACCTAAATTCGTGCGGGCGGTAGGCGCAGTAGTAGCGCCAGTGCCACCATTAGCTATGGCAACTACGCCGCTAACATTGCTTGCGGTGCCGGTAACATTAATACTCCAAGTGCCGGACGCGCCTGTGCCAATAACACTTGGTACATTTAGATTAGTTTGCGCGCCTGCTGCTGTGGTGGCTCCTGTACCGCCATTAGCGACGTTTACCGTGCCGTTAAGGGTTATAGTGCCATTAGTTGTGATCGGGCCGCCAGAGGTCGTTAAACCTGTCGTACCGCCCGATACATTGACTGAGGTAACCGTACCTGTGCCGTTACCACCACCACCTGAATTTACTGTGTTGAGTAAATTAAGAAAAAAGCGATACCAATCCCTTGACACAACGCCATTGGTTGAAATGGCTGATTGGTTCTTAGGTAGTTGAGGGGTGTTATCTGGATTAGGCATTTGTGCCGCTTAAAACTAACTCGGCACCCATAATCGCTAACTTAACTGGATCGGTGCCAGACACTTCATACACTCGGTCACGCAGTTTTTCTGTCATGCCCAATCGACGCCAAAAAGCACGATAGCCGTACGAACCTATTTTACCCATGCTAGTCCAATGCTCGTTTGACCATGTGTGGCCGCCATCATCAGACCAACGCAACATAACTTGAGGGTCGTTACCTTGTCCAGTAATTACACCCACACCTGTTTCGCAATTAAGCTGCAAAGTGTGTTGAGCCGTACGTTTATAGTTGTTTTGCCCAGTTGGCAGCGCGCGCCATGATCGTAACCATTTCTGTGGAAAGTCTCCATCAGAAAAAGAATCAAGATCGTAAGCGTAAATGTTTCCGTTTTGAAAGTCGCCAACTACTACTTCGTTATTAAAAAACATTTGGCAATTTGCACGATGACGAATAAATTGGCCATTAGCAAAGCCTGCACGCTCATGCCATGCGCCTGTAGCTACATCGTATACCCAAGTTTTTTGAGCCGTTGGAAACGTCAACACATAAAACAAATGGCCTTCTTGCTGATAACTAAAAGCAATTGCATCGGAAATAGTGCCGTAACTTTGAATTGCAAACTCAACTGCATGCGTAGATATACGTTGACCAATATATCCATTCGCCCTATAAACAACGCCTTGACCACGGGCATCAGCACCAAGCCAAAATAAAGCGTTATCTAGTTTAGCAACCGAAAATGTAGCCGCGCAACCAAACTCATTAACTGCACCTTGAATACGAGCTAATGGAAATGGCGATGTGCCTGCATCGTACCAAACTTCAACTGACTGAGTACCAAACAGCCAGACTTCACGGTGGTCAACAAATAGTGACACTAGATTGTCGGGCATGCCTTCAGCACTAGCAAAACTTAACGGATCAATCTGCGTACCGTCAAGCAGTTCAGACGTCCAAAATTTCTGGGAGTTAGGTTCTTGGAATACAAAATACCCATCAAGGTAACCAACTGTTATCGCGCCAGGGAAATCTATGTCAGTAATTTCAGCAAGCTCTTCCGAAGCAGCATCGTAAATATAGCCATCAGGATTGGCCGCAATAAACAACTGCGTGCCGTTATCTACCATTGACACTGGACCAGTGCCTGATATAGGGCCTATTTGTGTAGAAGTCCAATCTGAATTAATTCTATATAGCCTGCCACCAGATACGGCATACCCATAATTACCGTATTGCCACAGCCCACGAATAGGACCTGTACCAACTTTGGATAGCTTACGCAACCCAGGCGCGCGGTTAAGGTAAGCAGGCTCGTTACCGTCCGGTGCAGGTATTGTTTCAGGATACATATTGATCATACGGGCATCCGCAGCATTAATGCTACGGGCGACGTATGACTGGCCAAGAATTGGCGTCTTCATAAATTAATAGTTACCGGCGTAGATGTTGAAACGCTGACGGCTTGCCACGATTGAGTAAGGCATCGACATAACATCATCAGGGTTGTTGATGCGTTTCAGATTACGCTTAGACGTCATCGCAATACGTTGTACCGTTTGTGGTGGCTCAACGCCAAACTCGTTTGCAATCTCGCAGGCTAAGTTGTACTTGAATGCACGCAAATAGCCTGGTGGGAAGAACAACTCAGTATTTAATGTAGCTGGATTATCCAACTCTTGAACTGACACAAAATGCCATTCCAACTCACGCGTAGGCTTTGGGTAAATAGTTAGCTGAACATTAGGGTAAGTCATGTTCACAAACATAACTTGCGGGTAAGTAGACGTTACTGTCTTAACCGCAATACCGTTATATTGTTGTTGATTGATCAACTTAATACCAAACGACACGTTTGTTTGTGGGTCGCGGAAATAAGTCGCATCGTCAATTAAAACTGGACGCAAGCCGACAAAGTCGCCCGTAGGTCCAAGATCGCGTGTAATTTCATCCGGCGGCCACAAGAATATTTGGTCTTGTGTACAGAAAACTGTCAAACGCTCAGTATTCCACGAATCAACCATCTGATTCATGGCTGTTAATGCGTCTTGAGCCGTTTGTGCGGATGGGTCTTCGCCTTCAGCCAGTTGGCCAATTAATCGAAGCGCGGCTTTTATCTGGTCGAAAGCTGTTGCCATACTAGGCTCCTATTGCGGGTTCTTTTCGTCTGCGCTTTTGAACTTCCAGAGTATTTACTGGAACCACCTCTTCGGGAGCCGAGGGCGTGTCGTGAGTATACCTCACCCAACCATTTTCTTCATCTGCTACAGCTTCTAATTCCATCGTAGCTACTTTAGTGCCATGCACGTCGTGCCGTAAATATATGTTCATTTATACCGCGCAGTGAATAATACAATAATTAATTATGACGGCTTCTGACAAAGTACCACCAGAAATATTGCGCAAAGTAATGCTAACTTCACCTTGGCTAAGCGCATTAGCAAATACATTGTATGAGCCAGGCGTAGCTTGATTACCAGAAATTGTCAAAATTACTGTGTCATTTGCACTAATTAAACTGTTGTTTAATATAAAAGTCGCGTTAGTAGCAGTCGTTAAAGATGCGTTATTCATCGTAATACGACCCGCGGATTTATTTAATGTAACCGCAGTTGATTTGCTAGTTAACTGAGTAACTGTACCTTGCGCAGCCGCAGAATAACCAATTTCTTCGCTTGCGTAGCAAGTAGTAAATTCTGGGTCAAGATAAGCTACACCAGTTGCTTTGGTATTCGACATAATTTTCCTTTAAAAATAGGAGCGTAAGCCCCTATTCATTAGCCAGCGGCCATAACAGTCCAATTTGTACCATCTTCACAAACCAAAGTTGCCCACTTACCTGCGGTAGCCGCAAGAATTGCAGTACCTAAAGTAGCAGACGCTATTGGTCGTACATTAGTTGCAGCACTAATTACGGTATAAGTGCCAGAAAGATTTTTAATTGTTACTGTACGTCCAATGTAAGCAGAACCGCTAGGCAATGTCACTGCGACATTGGCTGCAGAGCCGTTACATACAATATAATTTTCGTCGTCGCCTAAAGTAAAACTTGCAGTTTCAGTTATCGGCGCGTTCAAATAAAACGCAGTAAGCGCAGGATCAGAATATGCAACGCCGACAGCTTTATTGTTTGCCATGATGTATTCCTTTAAAAACGGGGGCCGAAGCCCCCATCAGATTAGCCTGCTACGCGGTAGAAAACGTATGTTGCATCACCAGTCTTACGAGCACGCCATGTAGCGGATGTGTTCGCAGAAACCGCAGCTACGCCGACGATTGTACAGCCTGTGTTAGCAGTTACTGTAGCAGCGTTGGTGCCGCCGATATTGATGATTGAAAAATCAAACGAGCTATTTACTTTCATGCTGCTAAAAGCATTGTCTAAGTCCGTACCTAAAGGTAAGGTCAAAGCAACTGCTGCACCAGTGTAAGTAATAATTTCGGTTGCTAATTCAGCAGGGGTTAAAGTTGCTGCTGCGGTTTTAGCCGTAGGAGCTACTTGGGTGCCCATAATAATTTCGTTTAAATTGCCAGCGCCTACTTGATAGCCGCCTGAACCATTTGGAAGTGCCATGATATTTTCCTTAAAAAAGTTTTAAAAAGAGGGCCGAAGCCCTCCTTTAGCTTAACCCCACATGCGGACGCCCATTTGTGGACGAATCGTGCTGAAACCGTACAGAACGTCAATACGGCAAGGCATACGGTCATTGTTAATGTCGTATTGACGAACAATACGCATTGACACGCCGTTATGAACTTGGCGAGAAGCCATGTCTACACCTTGTGGCATTAACAAGTCAGCGGTAGCAAACGTGATCGCATCTTTGTGATAGATCAAGTTCTGTGCGTACTGAGTTGAAGCTGCACCAATAAAGGTTACTGCTGCATTGTCTGCTGGAAACGCATTGATAGTTGCCAAAGCTTGATCAGCTGTGTACATAGCTGGTGAAACCGCAACGTTTGTCCAAGCACCGCTAGAAGCAGTAGCAGCAGCAGTTACTACGAACTGTTGCAAAGCGCCTGTTGACTCACGAGTTTGTGGGTTAACAGCAAATACGTTAGCAATAGTAAATACGTCACCAACTGCGATTGTTGCTGAAGCAGTACCACCATCAAGGCTGATAGTTGTTTGACCTTGGGTAGTAACAGCGCCGTTTACCAAAATGGTATCAGCAGTTGAACGTGAACCAGTGGTGTGTTGCTTGATTGACTGAGACATGTTGATTTCGTCGAAGCCTAATACGCCAGCGCCCATCATGCCGTTCTTGAATTGCTTGCTGATTGTATCTGTTGGGTTAAACAGACCTTTCATGCCTTCAACCAAACCAGCGTTAGCTGCTGGGTTAACAGTAGCGTAGCGTGGTGACATTACAGCTGCTGCTTCGTTCAGCTTTTGTTGCGCTTGCAACAGAACTAAAGAAGTTGAAGGTGTTGTGCCTGGTGTACCAACTGATGCATAGATGTTTTTGTATGCATTAGCTACGTCAGCATCGATAGAAGATGCCAACTGGGAGATACGTGGCTTCAATACACGCTCTGCAAAGTCATCTAACTGCATGGTCAATTCAGCAGAAGTGAAGTTGATACCGATGTGCTTTTGATTAGCTACGGTCAGAGTTGTGAACTGTTCGTTGTCGTCCTGAGTTTGCAGGGCAGCGCCGTCGGTTACTAAAGCACGATCCGGTAAACGGATACGCAGTGTAGAACCAATTTTTGCGCCTTCAACAGCGAAAGAGTCGTCATATTGACGGTTTACGTTACGGGTGAGTACCAGATTGTTCTCGAGGATTTCGAGAGCTTTTCTGGTAATCATGTCGATGGTTAGAATCGAATTTGCCATGATATATTCCTAAAAAAGAAGTTAATGATTGCGTTGAGCTTCCCACTTCCTAATTTGACGCTGACGCTCCGCTTCAATCCACTCTGATGTACTCATACTCTTTACAGAGCGAGGATCAGTTGTGTCATAAGACGGCGCTCCAGTGCCGCGACCTGATATAGGCGCAATAGGCGGTGGTGCGCTAGTTGTTTTTCTCAAAACTGGTTCTGAAGCTAATTTGGCTTCTAGTTTACCAATCTCTTTAGCCTGCGAGTATGGCGTAAGCTTAGAAATACGATCTGCTTCGCGTGGATTTGATCCTAGATAATATGCTAGGTCTGGTCCAACATCCGACATCTGGATTGTTTCCGCCATCACAGCCGTAATTGGAAGCTTAGGGTTGTATGCGACTTGCTCGAAGTCTTCATACTTTGACCTAGCGTCTTCTTCACGGTCGTGGTAAGCCTCTACCAAGTCCATTCGCTGTCTTTCAGCTTCACGTCTTGTCAATAATTCTTCTGCTTTACGCTCGGCCAATGCTTCAGCATATGCGTCAACAGATTCAAATTGATCGACAGGCGGAAGTTCAGACACCGGCGGTGCTTTGCGCGACTGTTCTCTTTCCCACTTGCGTTGCTCTCTTGCAAGCCGTTTTCCAACGATTGCATCTAACTCTTCTTGTGTGAAGGTTTTAGATTGCTGTTCGTTAGGTTGTTCGGTTTCCGGCGCAATTATCTCGGTTTCAGGGGCAGCCGTTGCTACCTGTTCCGACGCGGGTTCAGCCGCTACTTCGTTTTGAATCTCATCTGACATCTTTGATTCCTAAAGAATCCTCGGTGAACCTCACCGATAAGGTTATTCGTAAATAACTGTTGCCGTAACTGTACCACCGATTACTACATATATGCCATTTTTTGCGTACGCGCCATCTAAAGGCAGCAAATACGAAGTGGCAGCAGCAGGGGTAAAGGTACCTAAAATTACATTAGTAGTTGTTGCTGCGGCTGAATCATAAACCGTAATTGTTGGGGTGCTTGACGCTGAGCTGACAAAAATACCTTTCAGCTTACCCGCCATCGGTTTAATGTTGGCCGTAGCCGTAATGTTTGTATAATTTGCCATGATCAGCCTTATGCTAAATATTTAAGTTTGTAAAGGGTAGACATATACAAACCTTCGATCTCGTCGATGATATTGTGCAATGCCGTGCATTCTTTTTCAACCACATCATAACGAACTTTGTGAATTTCTTCGAGTTGGTCTTCTAAAAACTCAATAATATTGCCAGTTTTTTTAGCAGACATCAAAGTTATTGGACCAACTAGCCCGTATTTACCTTGGTAGGCTTCAGTAAATTTGTCCGCTAAATCCACAATGTTTTCATAAAACGTATTTAGCGCCATGTGCTTTGAAAAGCTGCGGGTGTTTAAATGCACGCTGTGTGCAACATCCCTAGCTAAAAAGAACATCCCTATAAAATCTGCTGGCTTCATTGTGGCATTCCTTGTTCTGGTGGTGGCATCATCTGCTCTTCAGGCATCATTTGCTGTTCTGGCGGTGGTTGCATCATCTGTTCACCCATCTCCATTGACATATTTTCTTCACGACTTGGCATTTGAGCCATTAAATCATTTGATTCCATCGCAGCAGCAACCACACCCATTGCAATATCTTGGATTTGCTGCTCAGTCATGCCCGCTTGAACCGCAGAAATACGCTTAGTTTCAGCATCAAACGCTTTGATTTGAGCTTCAAACTCTTTGCGCTCCATGTCCTGAACTTCAATGGATTTGCCCACATTTTGCATCATTTCATGCAACTGGTTCAACTCTTGAGCCATTGCTTCCATCTGTTGCTTAGCTTGCTGCATCTCTGGCGATTCGTCAGAGTCAGCCATAATCTTAGGGTCAATGATCTTAGCAAAACGCTTAGCCATTTCCTGCGCGCCTGGCCAATCCATGTTCTTGATAAACAAGTCGCCAGCAACAGACCACAATTGTGGGTTGCTTTGCAAGATCATACCCATTGCATCCAGTGCTTCCTGACGCTTGGTCATGTAGCTCGGACCTGTAGTCACAACAACATCGTACTTACCAACCGATGGGTTGTAAATCTTGTCGATAACAATGTCAGGGTTGTTTTGGTCAACGATCTTCTTAACTGGCTCTTGTTGAGTCGGATCAATCTTGACCATTTCTGTCTCACCGTCCATGCCAACAATACGAGCTACACGTTGTGTGTCGTAAATCTTTGGAATTATGTCAACTAACTGACGTGTGACGTGACGAACAGCGCGTGCCAGATTGTCCACGTAATGATAAGTGCCAGTATCAGACTGGCGCTCACGCGCCATAATTGCTTTGCCTGAACGCTCATTAGAAGTCGCTCCTAAGCTAGTGTCATACTGACCAGTTGTTGATTTAATGTCATCCGACGCGCCCATCTTGGCCTGAATTAAGCCAGTCTGTGGCAGTGGAGGCGCTGCGCGCTGTGGTAATGGGAGCACTGCACCATTTCCGTCAGTTACGTCAGGATTTACCTCTAAATATGGCCAATTTGTTGTGTTTGCGGTCTTCCACTGGTTCTCATAGCCCTCAAACTGGCCGCCGTAGCCAATAAATGGCGCTTTTGGCGCCAATGCAAGCATTTCTGCCTCTTGCGACACCCAATAGTTGTACATTCTTTGGGCATCTTTGGCATTTCTGACCAAGCCAGAGATGTAAATACGACCGTCAACTTGGAATTCGTTACCAATTACGCGTACAACGGGGATAAATTTACCTACCCAGTCACGCTCTTCAAGCATTTCATAGCCGTTTGTCTTGCACCACTTCACACGTTGTGCGTCTACTTCACGAGTACGCAATGGTCTTACACCCATTTCCTTTAACTGCTTAGCTTCCGGCGAGCCTTCAAACGCTGTGATGTTGCCTGGGTATAAATGTAATGTTGCTTTGTCGTATTCGACATAGTAATACTCAGCGATACGAACCGTGTCTTCTGCAATCCAAACATTTAAGCTTTGGTCGCCTACACCCATTGATTGCAAACTAGAGATCGGTGTGCCATCTGGAAACATGCGCTCGTAATCTGCGCGCAATATATCTTCTGTTACAAAACACCATTTTGCATCCGCACCGCATGGGTCTTGGATGGTTGGGTCCATGTAAACAGAGAAGGAGTTACGCACACGCATGATCTTGATGTCTTGATCAAACGAGTTGTCGTCACAGTATTCGGTAAGAATACGGATGTAACCTTCGCCGTAACTTACTTGGTTTTCGCAGGCGGTGTCGTAGGCAACATCGGCGTCCGAGATGTACTCGATGTGTCGCACCATGCCGTTGTAGATTTCTGCGACTTCTGGGTCTGCGTTGTCGTCGGCAGGAATAACTTTGCCGCTCGGACGGTTTTGTCTTTGGTCGTTGGTGACTTGTCGGACATGTTGTGGCAGTTTGTTAATTGTTAAACATGGGCGTGCATTAATCGTTTGACCTTGCACTGCGCCACGAGTAGCTAATACGTCTGATGGCCATTGCCAGTGATTATCTGGTGAGCCAGCGTAAAATTTTAAATCGTCTAATTCGTCTTGACGGCTGTCGGACAATGCAGAAATAGCCATTTGCAGGCGGGTGCGCATTGTCGCTAATGTGTCTGACTTGCTTTTGCTGACATCAGTCGGCTGTGGATTACCGCCCACATTCGCAACTTTTGCCGCCGTATTGATGCCAGTATAGTCCATTACTTTTTGCCTTTTGCTGGTGCTGCGCGTTTAACAGCGTATGCTATTGCTACCGCCTGTTTAACCGGTTTGCCAGATTTTACCTCAGCCTTGACATTTTCACGAAATGCTTTTTCAGATTTTGACTTAACTAGTGGCATTATTTACCTTTCTTAGCTGTCTTAGCTGATTCCTTAAAATCTTTTTTCGTCGGCGCGCCTGGTGTGCCTGGCTTTCTCATCTTTTCGCCAGACCCCGCCTTAATACGTTCGCGTTTAGCATGGATATTATCGTAGAGGCCGTTTTTCATTAGCATTTCCACCTTTTCAAAGATGCCTTGGCGCGCTCAGCGTCGCCTTTAGCGTTTTTAACAACACCCTCCATACGGGCGCAAAATGATTTCTTTCTGCCTTCGTCTGCTTTAGTCTTAGGGCTTGGCGCAGGTGCTTTTAAGTTAGAACCTGTTGCAGCGTTATATTTCTCACGTCCTTTGGCGGTTAGCCCCGCACCTTTGGACGCAGGTAGTTTTTCTCCTCTACCTACACTTAACGACACACTTTTTTTTGTCGCCATCTTAATTCCCCATCCAGCCAGTTGAGGCTGCTTGTTGTTGATATGCGCGAGTTGGATTACGTGTCCCTCTGTCGTAACTAGATTCTCTATGTGCTACAGGAAACGCAAACGTTACCGCTAATGCATCCGCTGCGTCCGGTGAAGCTAGACCGCGTGACTTCATTTCCTTCTTGCCTTCTAAGTAAATTGTGCCTGACGAGTCCGGCTTTTTCATCGGTCCAGTCAAGTCAGCTTTTAGCTGTCGATCGTTCGGTATACTGGCAGTCTTCAACCAATCCCGCATGGCGCCCCACATCTCTGCGCGCTTGTTGCCCCACATGACAGGCTTGCTTGATTTCCAACCAAAGTTAACCCCACGCACTTTGTATCGCTGTTCTTTTAATCTGTCAAGTATCCCGTAGCCTAGACCACCTTCGTCAATCACTGTTAGTGCTGGCCGGTACTCTTCAATCGCATCAATTACCCGCCCGACCGTTGTCATTGTGTCTTCACCGTGGAAGCGTTTGATCGCCACCAAGTCACGACCTTGTCTGACGACTATTACCGTTGAGTCCGCGCCGCCTCGAGCTGGGTCAACGCCGAGAATAATTGGCGCCGTCGCATCCTTGTATTTCTCCCGACCACCGGCGTCGTCGACAAGACGTGCACCAATAAACTGATCTTCGCCAGCCGTTGGGAATTCACCGTAGACCTCAACCCTAGCCTGTGGCGAATCCTCGCCATATTCCGCAATGATCTGCTCATATATCTGTTTGTCCGTGTCTTCTACTGTGCGTGAGTCAATATTCCTATTATTCCAAAAGTTACGCTTGGCGTGGAAACACTCATAGAAGTAACCTTGGTTTCGCCGCGGGTTGGAAAACGCAAACCAATATCTATCTAAAATCGGCTCGGTAAAAAAGCCCGCACCAACCGACCAAATAGAATCTGGAATACCCGACGCCTCATCAAATATCAACATCATCCCGTCGTGGTTATGTACACCCGCGTAACTATCTGGGTTTTCTTCCGACCAAAGTTTGCCTTCCGCTGCCCAGTAACGCGTACCCTTCTTTAAGTCCCGCTCAACCAACTCTGTGATCCACTTGGCTGGCACCAGCTTTGTCGCTGAGATTTCCCACCAGTGGTTATTAATAATCATCGCTTGCCATTTAGTCAACTCACCCCAAGTCACTGACCGGAGCTGCGCTTCACTGTTGGCGGACACAATCACTGACGACCCGATGCGGGTCGATAACATCCACAGAATTAGCCAGCTAACTAATGCCGACTTACCAATACCACGACCAGACGCAATCGCTAGTCGCAGTGCATCCATGTCTAACTTACCTTTGTTTTCTTTTAAGTGGTTGGCAATTGAGCGCAGCGTCTGCCGCTGCCAAGTGCGAGGGCCTTTGAAGTGTGCCAGTGGCGTGTTGGGCTTACCCCAAGGAAAAGCAAACAACACAAACGCTTCTGGATCATCCGCAACTTGCGGCGCCCAGAGTTGCGCCATTAGTAGTTGCTCACCTTCTGAATCATATATCGGCAGTTGTGCCATGCTTTACTTTGGTTGGTAGTAATGTAGGTGACTGCTCAGTAATCAGCCCGTCAATGACGCGCTCTTTCGCTTCTTGCAACGCCTGTGTAATGCTGATCTTCTGATATACGTCGATACTGATTTCCTGCTTGGCCGTCCAGCCGTGAGCGTGTTGCAATATTGCTAACGCTGCCTTGGCGTCGCCGTTACGGGCGGCATCGCGCAAGAACGCAGACGCTTCGCGTTCGCTGTCAGCGCGCCCTTTTAATTCTGCCATCTCGGCAACTGGGTCGAGCTGACACAACTGCCGATACTCTTGTGGCAGCATGCCTGCGGCTAACGCCAATGAGTCGCCCTTTAATCCTAAAGCAGCAGCATCGTAGATCGCCTGAAGCCTAGCTTCGGTCGCCTCCACTTTGCGCGCTGTGAATGGTAAAGATTTAAACATAGTTGGAGTATATAACATGTTTTAAAAAATAAAAAAAATTCTGCGTGACACCTCCGTAGCTGTGACCGGACGGCGCCGGTCCCCCACCCCCACCCTCGAGCTAGTTGCCAAAAAAGCAAGTTAGTAAGTACTCACTTATTTTTGCTAGGTTAGTGAGTACTCACTTATTTTTGTTGCCGATTTGATATGAGGGCAAGTGTAGGCAATGTTTTTCAAGTCGCAAGTCGCATGCTTACAAGTGTTTACGCGGGGCAATACTTTGCCTATTTTTTAGGCATGTTATCAAAATAGTATGAGGGCAATGAGGGCAATTTAGAATGCCGTTTTAAATCGGTGCGGTTACATGCGTCGCGCCTAATTGCAGAGCTTATTAGCATATATATAACACTTTTGAAGATTTTTCAGCTTCCAAAATAAACTACCTACAATTACCCGCAAATAGCCAAAAGCCCCGCTGCGCCTATGTTATAGCGCGGGCAATCCGCGTTTTTAAATTACCCGCACACTACCCGCAATTACCCGCAAATAATACTTGAGCAATTTACTAAACTACTTACAATAATCTTTTAGATTTTTGCTAGTATTCATTTGCAGTATTGATTAACGGAAATAAAAAGGGAGAAAATATGAATAAGTCAGACTATAAAAAGGCAAGGCGCTTGTTGCGTGATAACGGTCGTTATGCGTTGCGCTGGCTTGATGCACCAGTGCGTGAAGAGTTCGATCACTTGCTTTTTAATATTCAGGACAGTACCGATTACTTAGCAGAACGCGCTGATGTCGTGAAATATTGCAAGCGCGAAAAACTTGCATATAACTTTAGAAATTTAGCGCTTTTTAAATAAGGGAAAAAAACATGCGGGAAATAATCGGCGGTTTAGTAGTAGCAGCGGTTTTTTATGTGTTTTTGGTAGTGCTATTTTTATTTTAACGGGAGCAAAAAATGAGAAATCCATTTAAATTACAGTTAAAAAATGAGGGTTTACAGTACCGGCCGATCTTAGGTGAATCAAGCGCGAAAACGATCAAGGGCGAAAAGATCGGGTATTTAACCGCTATCTGCTATTTGGTGCCGGATGAGAAATTGTGCCCTTTCGCGATAATGGCCGGATGTTTTGAGGGTTGTTTAAATACCGCCGGCCGCGGCGCATTCAATAGCACGCAAAAAGCGCGCAAAAAGAAAACCGAATTTTTTTACAATAATCAACGCGCATTTATGTTATCGATGTGCGCCGATATCTGGGCGCATGCGCGCCGCGCCGCAAATCTCGGGTTAATCCCGCTTGTAAGGCCAAATGGCACAAGTGATATTCCATTTGAAAATATTTTAATTGACGGCAAAACGATTTTCCAGATGTTTCCAGATGTTCAATTCTACGATTACACAAAACACCCAAGCCGAAAATTAGAAAATAAGACATCTGGAAACTATGATCTTACTTTCTCATTTTCCGCGTTAACTCCAAAGGCCGTATCAATCAAAGGCCTAGTTAATCCGGCCAATAAACGTACGGCCGTTGTTTTTTATAAGCGCGAAGAAATACCGGCAAGCTTTCGCGGGTGGCCGGTCGTCGACGGCGACGACACCGACGTTCGACATATTGAGCCGGCCGGTGTCGTCGTCGCATTGTATGCCAAGGGAAAAGCCAAGCGCGATACCGGCGGTTTTGTACAGCGCTTAGGCCGCGATTATTAATTTAACGGGGGAAAACAATGATTATTTTAAATTGGATTTTTAATAATGAGCATGCATGGGCAAAAAATTTTGATAACGTAAATGACGCGATTAATTACGTAGAGCATTGTGACATGTACTCTTATTACGGGATTAATAGAGTATGGATTGATACAAATAACGAGCAAATTTGGTTAAAAGAAAAAGCATAACGGGAGGAAAACATAATGAAAAGTAAATTCAATATTGGCGACGTCGTCGCATTCGCGCCGGCCGTCGTCGCACGCACCGGCCACAATAAATTTGACGGCGACGCGCGCGGCCGCGTGCTATCCGTCGACGGTGCTGTTGTATCTGTCGATTTTTTAGGCACTTGGATAGCGCACGAAAACGGCGGGACGGTTCGACATGTACCCGCGGCCAATTTAATAAAAGTAATAAATGGAATTCCAATTCAATAACGGGAGGAAATAATGAAAGTAAAAAACTTAATTGATTTATTAAAAGATTTACCGCCAGATTTGCCGGTTTATATCTGGATTGACGGCGAACGTTTTTCGATAGTAGATATTGATGATTCATTGATAGAGGATGGACACGTTGATATTAACGCAGCACCTAGAAAAAGATTGGGGGAAAATAATGGATAAACAAGAGCAAACCGCATTCATTCAGGCCTATTTGCACAATGTAGGGGACGCGCCGAGTGATTACGTCGCCGATTTTGTGGCGCGTTATGAATCAGGTGAGGATATGCCATATTGTGAGCACTACACGTCAATTGTCGACGCGCTTGGGGTTTGGCACTACGCGATCAGATATCAATTAGAAAGGGCAAAAAATGGCTAGATTTAAAATATACGCGAGCTATAGAGTCAATTTAGAGCTAGATATCGACGCGGAAAATATCGACGACGCTTGGCAAATAGCTTGGGACGCGGACGGCGCCGATTTTAAGCGCTTGCCTGATTCTGATTCTGATTGGGAAATTAACGATATAGCAGAGGTGACAAATGGAAAGATTTAAAGCTTACGCGCATGGCGCGCTTGACGGGTTTAATTCTGGCGAATATAGCAACCCTTACGGCCAAGAAAAGCCAGAGCAACAGTTAGCCTATAAACAAGGGTATGACTACGGTATTTTTTTATATACCCAAGAAAACGAGGTAATTAATAATGAAAACTAACAGCGAATTACTAGAGCGCGCATATGGTATCGCGGAAAGCTTTTTCTATAGCGACGATGAATGCGAGGTTCCTTGGGAACCATTCGAGGATTACGACAAGGAAGAAATTCAAGAGCAATTGCACGATCTGGCGCAAACAATCCTATTAGCTATGCAATGGAGTCAAGACAATGAAAACTAATCAATTATTTATTGACACAAGTACCCGCACGCTCGAAGAGCTGGAGCGCGCCGCATATATGGCCGGCGACATACAAGCGGCCGAGCTATACGGCAATATGCTAGACGCGCCAGTCGCCGATCGTATCAAGGAACTAACCGACGATTTAAAAGACGCAGACCAATGCATTGAAGACTTGCGCCAAGAATTAGACGAAATAAAGCGCGTGATTTATCAGTTTGCAAATCTTGACCCTAAAAATCACATTGAAATTTTACGCGCGATTCAGCGTGCAGGGAGTCTAATATGAACGCGCCAGAGGCCTTATGGTGGCCACAAAACCTAGAATTTTACACATATCTCGATAAGCTCGACTGTTATTTGGACTATGAAGAGCCTGATTTAGACTGCAATTATCATGGCGCCGCGCACCTAGTGCACGCATTCGCGGGCGGGGTTGATGTAGTCGATTTTCTATCGGATAGCGTTATTGAAGCTATAGAGAGGGAAGCATGTTTGCACTTCTCGGAGTTTTAATCGCTGCATTGATCGCAATTCTGCTAGAATTGTAATCACTCCCGCCCGTATGCATTACGGGTATTTTGCCCCGCCCTTAGAGCGGGGTTTTTCTTTATTTGACCAATCTAACCGCGCTTGCTGCGGGCACGTCTTCCGCTAACCGGCGCAGCTCTGCTTTCCCTAGTTCGACCATATCAGGCGCACAAAATAAATGTTTTTTAGTTTGATATTCACGCGTGCCGATTCTGCCCATATCAAGCCATCCCGCCTCTTTTAGTGCATGCAACAGCGCCGCTTGAGGTATTTTATTGCCGGCTAAACCGGCTAAGCGATCACATAATGCATAGAACGGTGACGCAACGACACCTTTGCTAAATTCGCCCAACCTATTCTCAAGCTGATCGACCAAGAACGATTCAGCCCCTGAGCGCCCTTGCTCGACCATAATGGCTTTTGCTTCCGTCATTGGCGGGGTTGCGCCTGCATTGAAATGGCTCACATCGCGCGCATGCAGCCAAGCCGCCACAGCAGCGCAGCCACCCGCGTCAAGCCACTTCCAAAGCTTCGCACCCGCTTCATCGCTCATGCGCCCTGCTTCAGAGTACACGACGAACCAACGGCGATCCTCTGAAGGCAGCGACAAGGGCACGCGCTCATTCGAGAACGCTAAGACGAACATGCGGTTTAATGCCTGATAAGGGTGCATGCCTTTGCGGTTGACTGAGATAAACTCAGGCGGGGCTGCGATCACCGGCTTCAATTGATTTTCTAATGCGCGGCGGTCTTTTGCTTCAGTCTGGCGCAGCTCTTCAAACACCATGATCTCTGATTCATAGTTGTAACCCCACTGGCTCTGCACCTCTTCATTACGCACGATCGCAACATTACGACGAGACGAACGGTTACCGCCAACAGCCCATAGGAACGGCTCATACAAGGAATCTTTTCCTGAACCTTGACGACCGATGTGCAAAATGGCGTGATTAATTTTTATGTCAGGGTGTTGCACTTTATGAGCGATCACATCAAGCATGTGCTCACGCTCACGCTCATCGGGGATCATGTGGTGCAAGTGATCAAGCCACAGCGTTATATCACCGGCTACTGGTGTCGGACGTGCGTCCGCCCATCGGTTGCCATACACTTGGCCTTCGCGGGTAACTAACACGCTTTCACCGGCGGCATAGGTAATGCCGGCCAATGCATGCGCACCCATCGCTTGCCGGTTCTCATCAAAGCATACCGCTGCTTCGATCCTGCGCTTGACCTTACTCGGATGGATAGAAAAACAAGTCACATGACGAAATAATGCGTTAAATGTGCCGCGTGACAGCTCACGCCGGTCATGCATGTCAAAGTAATTATCGTCTTGCTGTATGTACGCAAAACGGTTATACCAGTCAGCCTTTTCAACGCGTCCGATTTCGCGCCGCTCAACTTCAGCGATCAACTCTGCACCGGCGTCTGGGAATGCGTCGGTCGGCTGCAATTTAGAAATCGCTGCGTCCATCACTTGCGCAAGTAATTCCTCACGTAAGCCAGTGGTGTGTTTCGGACCACCATTGGCAGCAACCCACTCTAAAAACGTAGCAGAACTAAAGTCGACACAATGGCTATGCAAGCAACGGTAAGCGCGGGTGGCAGGCATGTAACGCCCTTCGGGATTGCCGTCGGTGTGCTCGTCTTTATTGGGGCAGATTACACCCGCCCATCCTTCAGGGTTTGGGTGAGTAAGCAACAGACCTTGCTGAGACAACCACGCCATCACATCGTCCGCCCCATCGTCAGAAATGCGGATTGGGCGCAACTCAAGCGACTCGACTGGCACTGGTGTGACGTCAAGCGCCTTGCATATCTGGTCAAGCGTGTATTCACGCTCAGGATTGAAATGCGCAAGACGAGCGGCAAAATTGTTTTTATTGGGCTTCAAGTTAATCGACCCTGGCAACCTAAAATTGCGCACTGGGTTGCAGGCGCCTGGGTCAGTGTATCCGGCATCCGCTATCGCTTTAATCGCAGCAGCGAACTCAGCTTTTGTCGGCTGCTCAGAAAATGCATAGCCCCACTGGAACGAACCTTCGGAGGTCTCCATGATCCACGTCGGGTCAAGCGGCGGGGTCTTGGACTTAGTGCCGATGTCGTCAAGCATCATGACCAAGACGTAATTACAGTTCGCAGCGGATGCTGAAACGTGCCCATCTTTGAAGCGATCAATGATAAATGAGGCGGTATTGCCATACCATGCGCCGATTCCATCATGTTTTGACGGCAAATAAGCAGGCCAAGTGGCTTTGATTGCACCATCGGCGTGATATTGCAACGGTTTTAGGGGTTTTTGTTTAACAATTAGCGCGGTTTCGCCCTCTGGCGCCAATTTTGTGATAAATTCTAAAAAGTTCATGTTTTCCTTTAGTAGTAGAGCCGCCTTGCAGGGCGGCTTTTTTATTTGACCGCAACTAAACCTTGCGCGTGTAATTTTCTATCGGCGGTATTTTCTTTTATCGTGCCGTATTTTAAGTTGCTAAGCGCGTTGTTTAATTTGTTGCCGTCAAGGTGTCTTATCTCACTTCTACTTGCGGTTTTTGGCCGCGTACCCTCAAAAGCCAACAAAACTAATTCATGCGTATATACGGTTTTAGTTACGCCCGCTTTAGCTAGTTTTACGCTAAGATATTTGCCAGATATAAATTGTTTAATATCTCTGCCGGTATAAACCATGCCTTTATGCCGACCATAAGGCACAAAACGCGTTAATGAGCGAACGTTTCCAAAATTACTAACTTCATAAAACCCATCATAGCCAGGTATTGCTGTCCATAGCTCCATAATTAGCCCTTTCCATATCTATCCATCACTTCAACCTCCGCATTCAGCGGTAGCCCTTCTGCCCAATCCGGCGGCGTACACATCACGTTTTTTAATTTAGTTTCAGCGGTGGGATCATCGGTTTCAAGCACTATCTCATCATGTACATGTAGGACAACGTCGGGGAGTTGGCGTAAAGAATGCCGTAACAGATCGTTGGCGATCGCTTGCGTTATGTTCTCACAGGCTAGCCCTTTCCACAATCGTGCTCTCGGCCATTCTTTCGCATCCGCTGCCGGTTTCCATGCAGCTTTCACATAAGTAATGTTCTCACCTTCAAACTTAGCGAACGGATAACACAGGATACGCCCCGACGGCAATGCATACCATAGGTGTTGACCGTCAAACAGATAAGTCACACGACCTGCGCTAAACTCACGCCCTTTGTTGCGTAACGCCCTTGTATACGCTTCTTCAAGCTTTGCCCAGTATTTGACTGCCCACTGATTTGACCTGCGCCATGCGTCTACAATGCGGCGGGAGTCCGACTCGGTCATCACCACACCATACGCACGACCCATCGCAGAGAATGCGCCAATGCCACCGGCAAAGCCTAATGACAGAATCGCCACTTTGCCAATCTGGCGCTGATCTTTTGTGACGGCATCCTCAGCGACTCGGTAGATACCGGCAGCTTCACGTTTATAAATGTCTCGACCACTACGGAATACGTCAAGCACGTCTTCAGCTTGGTGGTCACCTGACGCCCATGCAGTGACACGCGCCTCGACCGCTGACCAGTCAGCGACGACGAACTGTTTACCCTCTGCCGGTATCAGCGCAGGGCGAAGCATGCCTTTTAAGACGTCGGTGATTCGGCGTCCGTATTTAGGGACGATTGCGTGACCCCGTACCATAGCCTGCCGTACCTCGTCTGGAAGTTCTGCACACTTGCGGGTGAAGTTGTGGACTTGTGCTCCGTAACTACTGGCTCGTCCTGTGGCGCTGCCCCCAGCGAAGACAAAAGCTCCACGAACCCGACAATCTTCATCGTCGGCGAGGGCACTGAGACGATTAAATTTGGCGACTGACGACGCCCAAAGGTCGTCAGCGCATTGAATAACGTCTGCAACATGTGGCGGAATCTCATCATGGTTCTCCAATGCAAGTAAGTTGGCACGTACGGTTTTATCAATGGAATATTTCTCGCCATTCCACATTAGTTTCTTAGCGTCGTCACCAACACGCTCTAACACCCATTCGCGCATGCGTGGTGAGCGAACGGATGTAATGACGCCATCGGTTAATTCATTGACTAAAGTTTGTATCTCGTCAAGCTCTGCTGCTGCGTAGCGGATAGCAGCTTGCGCCAGTGGCAGATCAAGCAGCACGCCGCGATCGTTGATCTGCTCATTGACATGATAGTCGGCTAACTCTTGCTCAGACAATGGACGCATTGCTTTTGAGACGGCACGCATAGCACGCACGTCTTGTTCGCAGTATGCGATCATCTCGGCCATTAACGTGGCGTCTTCTCGGAAGGTACCGTCAGCCATTGGAACCGAGAGAAGTCGGATAAGTTGGCTACCTCGATGATCTTTCCGCATGGAGCTGCTAATAGCTCTTCCGACATCTTCGAGGCTCCCAGGCAAGCAATTAGCACGCGCTTGTGCCGCGGTACAGACGAACTGTTCGAGCTTGAAGTTAACTTGTAAGACATACCAGAAAACAAGGCGCTCAAATGCGGCATTGTGCGCGTATATGCGCCCTGTGTGGTTTCGTACTGCATCGGGGAATGGAGCATCGGGAGTCCATGTGACAACTTCATCGTCATCAAAGGCGTAGGACATACATAGAACATCCGTGCTTGTATCTTGCGCATAGTTATAAACTCCCTTTGTTTTAAGATCGCAGCGGCTACGCGTCTCAAAATCTATCCATAGTATTTTCATATTATTAGGGCGGGGTACTCGCTGCACCTTTCGGCATCCGCTTTCCCCCCTAAAGATTAACCGCGGCGGCGGCGGGCTGGCTCTGCTTCTGGCGTTGCTTCTGCCTCTACTTCACCATCCATCGACACCCACTCCAGTATTTCAAACACTGGTGTGTAGATACGACCATAAGACTTATGCTGGTAGTGATCTTTCTTTAACTTCACAACCGGCACAGGCTTAGATTGATCCTTCTCAATCTGCTCAGCAATAGCAACGCCAAGTGCTTGGATCGCACGCTTACCGCCAACTGAAGTAACGGTGTAACGTGCTTCTAAACCCTTGTCTTCACCTGACAGACATTTGATCATCATGCCAACTTGCTGCTCCCAACCCTTCTTGGCGTTAGGTGGCGCGCTTTCCAACTCTGGCAGCGGCTGAGTAACCGACACCATCTTTTCACCCAATACTTCACCGTCACCCCATGCAATAAAACCATGCACGAACGAGAATGGATTAACTGCCCATGTCGATTCGTCATCGACTTCAGTCTGGTCAGCGCCATAAACCCAGTGGCCTGTTTTGTCCATCTTAATGATGGCAGTGCCTGCTGCGCCTACGTCCTGCTCAAGCGTGCGTAATGCGGTGGTGAGAGTTGATACGGATGGGAGATTTGCTAATGCGAATGACATTGTAGTTTCCTTTATTGAAGTTTAGTTAATGCGGCTTTCAACTGAGAACCGATTTGCAGCACCGCTGGACGTGGATCAGAATCCGGCGCCAACGTATTACCTGACGAGACGGATACAACCAACTCGCTAGGGAATTCTTTTTTACCTGTGATCTTTTCGATCTGCGCAGGCGATCTTAATTTTGCTTCTACCACATCGCTAATCGGCAGCGACATGCTGTTGACGAAATGCAGTGTAGCCTTTTCTTCATCAACCCACTGACGTGTGCCACGCTTAGCGACTAACTTAAAGCCTGGAACTGGTTGATCATTCTCTAACATGCGCTGCGCTAATGCACGCAAATCTTTCAAATAATCTTCAATCACTGTTGCCTGTTGCAATTGTAATGCGATCTGCTCTTTAGGCAGGTCAGCTAGTGTAACCTTTAATGCACGCTCAACTGCGCCAGTCATTTGGGGACAGATCGGTTTGGCAGAGCACCAACGGCAGTGGTCGCCCGATGTCATTGGCGGTGTTGGCCATGACGACAGACGCACAGCGTAAGCTAACTCTTGCTCAAACTCTTGTACACGCGCAGGCGTTGTCACCCAACGCTTGACCATCGGAGGCTGAACAATAATGCATTCTATTTCTTTGACGTCTTTAAATACCCACTCTACCTCAGCGGTACGCATGGCTGCTGCGGCGTAAAATAGCAACTGGGGATTTTCTTCTGCGTCGACGATAACCCCATCACCGAATTTCCAGTCGAGTACCACAGCTCTGTCCCCAATACGGCCAAGTAGATCAGTAGAGCCGAACACGCCAGGTAAAAAATCACCGAATCCCACCCTAGATTCAACAGCGTATTCCATAACTTGTTGAGGGTCGATAGTATTGAGGGCTTCGAGAGCGGGAACAATCTTCTCATCGTATAACTCCTGTGTCAGCACTTGCTCTTTATACGTGTCGCCAATGACATTGGTGTCGCCGTCTAATATCTTGGCAATAGCGGTATGCAATAGCGTACCACGAGCGGCATGCTCAGACTCTAATTGTAGTGGCATCTTAGCAACCAAAGCAACTGACGCTGGGCAGTTGATGACACGCTTAGCGGTTGACCCGCCGACGATAGTTGAATGTGACATTTACTCTCCTTTACTGTTTGAGCCTCTACTGTAACACGAAAATAATTGTTGTGTAAAAGTTTTTTAGGGTATATATTTCAGCCATGTTAGAAAAAGAAATCGAAAACCATTTTGTTTGGGCAGTTGAGCGCATGGGCGGTAAGTCGTGGAAGTTCACATCCCCTGGGCGCAAAGGTGTGTCAGATCGCATAGCGTGCTTGCCTGATGGCAGCACATGGTTTGTGGAGCTAAAGCGCCCTAAAGGCGGTGTGCTGTCACCACTACAAGCGCAATTTCAAAGTGAAGTTGTTTGGTTAAAACAGAAATACGCATTACTACATACGAAGGAATTAATTGATGAGTGGGCTACAACTGCGGCCATATCAGGAAGAAGCGGCTGATTTCTTATATGAGCGTGATCGAGGCATGATCTTAGCCTCAGTTGGCGCCGGTAAGACTGCTATTACGTTAACCGCTATGGTCGCCATGATTAAAGACGGACACGCCAAACGCTTTTTAGTTTTAGCGCCTAAGCGTGTGTGTACAGATGTCTGGCCAATAGAAGTAAAGAAGTGGACAAGCTTGCGTCTAAGCGTAGCAGTCGGTACACCCGCGCAGCGCGTAGCAGCACTGGCCACTGGCGATGTTGTTGCAACTAATTACGACAACATTGGTTGGTTAGCTGAACAAAAATTAGATTTTGATGCAATCGTGTTTGATGAGTTAACCAAATTAAAGAACCCATCAGGCGCACGTTTTAAAGCACTACTAAAAATTATTGAGCAGTTCAAAATACGCTGGGGTTTGACTGGATCGTTTACCAGTAACGGTTTAGAAGACGTGTTTGGTCAATGCAAGATTGTTGATCAGAATTTGCTTGGCCGTAGTAAGGGCGCATTCATGCAGCAATACTTTGTATTGATGAATAAAGATTTTGGTGAATGGGCGCCACGTCCTAATGCGTTGCCACTAGTGATGGCTAAGATTAAACCGGCGACGTTTGTGTTGGAGTCTAAAGAATACAAAGATAAGTTGCCGCCATGTCATACGGTCGAGATGCGTTGTGCCATGGACATGACAAAGTACAACGAGATGAAAAAAGATTTTGTTGCTGAGTTTCCTGATGCAAAAGCAGTAGCAGCAAATGCAGGTGTAGTAACGGGTAAGTTGCAACAGATGTCAGCAGGGTTTGTTTATGAGACGACACGCGTTGCGTCTGAGGTGCCAGGTAAGTTTGTTACCACACAAAAACCTATCTGGATGTCTAACCATAAGTTTGACTTATTAGAGGAGCTATTAGATGAAAATCAAAGAGCCAATACGATCTTGGTATACCAATATCAAGAAGAGGTGGCGGAACTTAAGCGACGCTATAAGAGGCTTGTCACCCTCGACGACGTGGACGCGATCGCCAAATGGAATCGAGGCGAAACTGAACTTCTTGCCGTCCACCCTAAATCTGCAGGTCACGGACTCAACCTACAAACTGGCGGCTCGCGCATGGTATTTCTGTCATTGCCGTGGTCGTTGGAGTTATACGAACAAACCGTGGGTCGTCTCCACCGAAGTGGGCAAATGCATGAAGTGTGGGTATACATCCTTATGGCGGAAAAGACGGTTGATGAAAAAATCTGGGCAGCGTTGCACAACAAACGCGCCATATCTGAAATAGCAATGGAGGAATTAAAATGGAAGTAGCTAAATTTATATATTTATTTGCAGGCTTGTTTTTTGGTATCTCGTTAACCTCAACAGCATGCGCTTTAACAATTCTTTATTTTTTAAAAGGCGATTAAATGAAACGACTGGATTACTGGCGGTCTAAACTACCGGCAGCGCGTGCAGAAGAACGCATACGAGAAAAAGAGTTAAATCAAATGGCGCGGGCATTTCAGCGTGCGGTAGAACAAGTAGAAGATATTGAACAAAGGATAGCAAATGAAAAAACTAAGCTGGCGCGCCCTGAATGAGCAGCTCCCCACGTTAACAGAGGAAGAAGTGTTTGCTTTGTTAGCTGCTGAGCGGTCAACTCATCGACGTGCTAATTATTTACAACGCCTACATCAACGCTATTGCGCTATGCGTGACAGCAGAGAAAGGATAGAAATATTAAAGGAAGCAATAAGGCCGTGATTTTTACAGAAGAGCAAGTTAAAAAGATAAAACGCAAAAAGGTCGAAGTACGACGTAAAGCAGAGGATAGGAGGGATGATGCTGAAAGACGGCAAACACATCAAGGAAGCCCCGCCCCAGATCGGAAAGTATTGGATAGCCCCGACGTGGAGCGGCGATAAAACTTATGAGGAGCAATTTATGCAAATAGTATTACTTGAAAAAAATATGGAACCAACATGGAAAAAACTACTACTAAAACTACTACAAGCATGAAGCCGCACCGACTGTTAGATCACATATTAGTGGCCTATAAATTAAAAAGTGACCGGCAGTTAGCGCAGCATTTAGGGGTAGCACCGTCGACGGTGTGCAAGATACGGTCACGCGCATCTCCGTTAACGGCAGAAATTATGCTGAAAATACACGACTATACAGGTATGTCAATTCAATCAATTAGGGAGCTTTCAAAATGAAGAAGTTAATATTATTAAGTTTATTCTTAACTGCATGCTCAAGTGTACCTACCTACAACGAGCCAAAGTTAGTTGAACAAGAAATGGTAATAGATAAAAAAATCCAAACGCTATCACGCAACGAAGTAATCGTTGGTGTGCGTGAGTGTGAGACGAATGGACTGCGTGGTGTAATGGTCTACGGTAAACGTAAGATCAATGGTTACACCACGGACATCGTCGTTGACGTTACCTGCGCGCCTAAATGGAAAGACTAACTAAGGTAGGTCGCACGCTCGTCGTTGCGACGGTTCACAAGTCCTTTAAATTCTTTACCGGACGCAAACCTGTACAACATGAATGCATCCGCGGCACCTTCAAAATCGCCGCGGTTGTGTTTCATGCGCATACTAGACTTTTGCAGTGCGCCTAACCCAGCATTGAACGAAAAAGAACAGAGTGCGTCAAAGCGCCCTTGAGTAAGATTAGCGGGGCAAAGACGTAATACGCCTCGCTCAAACTTAGCCAAATCTGCTTGCAAAATACTATCGACTTCGTCATCCGACAAGGTTCGATCCCATTCTTTTGGGCAAGAGTAAAACCCTGTAGCTTTGGCATGTTTACGCTCCTCTAATGTCATGGCCATGTGTGCTGGCGGGGCTATTAAATGACCCACGCCGGTGGTCCATAAGAGAACAACGTCAAGATACGGCTTCTTCCTGACGCCCTCATGGTGCCGTAGCATCTGCCTGGCTTTGTCGGACATTCTCATTTTTTACTAAACGCCTGAGTGCCAAACCAAAACGCGATAATGGACGCCAAAATCTGCATCTCATCAGCGTCAAACACTTCTTTGATTGCTTCCATGAATGGCACGCCAGTAGACCACGCCCACCAGATACTGGCCATATCAACGGCGATTAACAATCCTACAAACAAATACGTTACTACTGGACGAACCGATGCGCGAAGGTTGATTACCCATTGGGACGCGCCTTGACCGATTGCTATGTCGTGCGCATACATCGCCTGACGTTCAGCAGAGGTGGCTTCAATCTGCAAATGCTGCGTATGAATTTCTTCGATACGCTCTTGCGATTGCAGACCCGCAGCCTGTAGTCTTAGCTGAGACTCAATCTGTAACTGGGCTAACTCTAACTCGTGCTTCTTGTCAGACTTGTCTTGAAAAAAGTCTAGTAACTTTGGTAGACCACCCATCAAAAACGATAGCGCGGTGGAAATTAGTGTCATCATTTTTTACCTCTTTCTTCCATAAGTTTGATACGTACTTGTAAGTCGTGGATGTCGTTGTAAATAGCTTCTTTAAGTTTATGTCTTTGCTCGGCAGATAACGGGCTATCAGTTGGCACACCTTGTGGAGTAATCAGTGCTGGCATCTGACCTTCTATTTTTACTAAGCGCTCGTTGAAAGAGCCGACTGAGTTTAACAACCAGATTATTGCCGACACTAACATTGGCAAAAGAATCTTAGCTATGTCTTCCATCTTAAAGTTCATTGCGCCCCCTGATCAAACATCCATTTAATAAACCATGCAAACCCTGCGATGATTAGCGTAATAACAAAACCGCCAACACAGTTGTAGACTATGTTTAGCGTGCGTTGTAGTTTTCTTTTCTTGCGCATCTTTTCCGCTGCAATAGCTAGGCGTGCTTCTGTGGCAGCTTTACGCGCTGCTTCAGCTTTCTCTTCACGTTCTTTGCGTAAACGGCTTAGACGATCCCAGAACTCGTCCCACATGCCTGACTCATCGAAATGATAAATCATAATGTGCTTAATCTGCGCGTAGTATTGTTTGATCTCCCGATCCATCGCCATCATTTCCATGACGTACTCGGCGTCCGAGATTGGGTCTGCTACTGGCTCACCAGCGGCTATTGCTAAGTCTTGTGCTTTCTTTGCTTCTTCTAAGTTGTTGCGGCCAAGCTCGTATTTGCTTGCGGCTGTGAAAAACTTTTTCACCGGCGAAAGTGATTCGCCCAACTTCTTACCTGACTCGACGCATTCGTGGATGCTATCGACTGCTTCTTTTGCCTCGTCGGCGGCGGATTTGATGCTATTAACTACTAGCTTTACACCCTGTATTGCTAACCCTATTGTAATCGGGTCGATCATTATTTATCCTGTTTGGCCTCTAAGCGATCAAATATCTTAGTTAGCATATCTTTTATATCACGCATGTCTTCGCGATAATCCTCGCGGTTGACATACATGTGCGGCATAGCACGTACGTCTACATCTAAACGGTCTATAGACTTAGACACATTGTTTAGCACCCAGCCGCCTAAAAAGCCAGTTAGCGCCACTGCTACATTAAACAAAACCTGGCTGTCCATGCATCACTCGTAAAGAATGTTAATAGAGCCAGCGTCAAATGTATCAGTGCCGTTAACGGTGGTGATACGCACGCGATCTAAAGTACCACCAAGAGCTATAGAAGTTGCACCAAGAGATACTGTTGCTAAATTACTATAACCAATAAGACAAGTTCCAGACCAAGTGTTTGATGTTAAATTTGCAAAAGTTACTAACCCGTTTCTTAAGTTGGCTGCAGTTCCAGTAGCAGAACGTTCTAAAGCTAAACCTGTTGTAAATATTGCAGCATTAACACCTGTTGATGTGGAGTCAACAGACCCTAAATAGCTAGTAGCTTGTATACCGCCAGATGTTCCTAATTGAACTTGAACAATAGATGATCCATTTGTACTAACACCACTAAACATTACAGTAATACGTTTGACCCATGACGGTATGCCTGTAAAGTCTATGGACGTACCAGATGTTGACGCAACAGCAGTACCTGCAATTAGTGGCGCTAATGTGCCAGTAGCTGCGACTAAAGTTTGTGTGTTGGTACCTGCTACCGCTGGGGCTGCAAAAGTAATCGAACCCGAGGTAGAACCTTGAACCGATAGTGGTGGTGTGGATATACCGGCTGTGCCGTCAAGAGTAATCGTCATTCTGCTGCCTCCGGTGTGTTGCCTTCTTCAATCCAAGCTTTAAATTCTGGATAGTCTTCTGTGCAAGTTAAACGACATAAACCATCGTCATCTATACGAGCGTAGATTGTTTTTCCTTCATTAGTTGTAAGAATTTTAAATATCATAGTTCAGCACTCCAACCTAAATAAATATTTGCGGCAGAACAATTACTAAAACAAGCATTTCCAGCAGTTAATCCAGAAGCTACTGTAAATAATGTATTTGCTTCTGATACATTTGCAATGTTGAATGTTGGAACAGAAGAACAAGCAACGCCAGTTCCTACATTATTTGTTATTAAATAATTTGCAGCAGTACCTGTTTGCTCTAATGCAGTAGGGGAGGTTCTCATAGTAACTGGGAATGGAGAATTAACAAGCGCAGTAGTAGTTCCTAAAACTTGTCCCATACCAAATCTTGATCCAGTTGCAGAAGAATATTGTCTGTAATAATAACGCTGACACATCATTAATTCACGACCGTAATCTCTGACGTCAAAGCTAGTAGCTGTAGTACCCTTCTCCAATTGGACACTTGTGAGATAGAACGTTGCTCCAGAGGTTCCAATAACCGATGTTGCGCCTGTGACAGAACGATAGTCTGTACCAGACCATGAGCCTGCGGTTCCGCTATAAGTTGATCCAGTCCCTAATGAGAAGTTTAAAACTATTCCTGTTCCATTTGTAGTAAGCCAAGTACCACTAATATCGCCAACAATAGTTACTGATTTTAATTCCCAAGTATTTGCTGCCGATATAGTGTATGAAAATGGATATGTTCGTGTGTTATCGCTATTACGCAACGCACCACCAAAAGTTCCAGTTAAACTTGAATATACCCAAAACGATATAGTTACAGTAGCAGCAGAAGCTGTACCCCATGCTAAATCAGCTACATTTAAACCTTCTATTCTTTGTTGAACTGTAAATACATCCGTAGAAGTTACTGAATAAGCAGACAATGAAGTACAGCCTAAATACTTAGAATATCCAACAGGTGGAGTAACAGAGCCGGCATTTTGACCAATTTTAAATTTACTAGTTTGCGTAGATTGGACAGCCCATCTATCTAAGTAATATGCCCCATTAACAGCGGGATTAACTTCAGCACCAGCATTACGCTGATCTATAACCATCGCACCATTTATCAGACGATTTTTAAACCCGAAAGTGTTTGGTAAATCTGCGTTTTGAACGAAGGTAGCATTTAACCCCGTGCTTAAAGTGATAGCATCGGTGCCACCTACCTGTATGGCGCCTGACCCGTCGACGTTTGCTTTTAATCCTACACTCATTTGATTGCCTCTTTAATTTCTTCTGGCGTAGACGCAGAATTAATTTGTGTTTGCATAGCTGCGTATTTATCGCGTACTGCTTGTCGTGCAGTCTCAGCCGCTATTGCTTCATTAGGAATAGTAGCTTTAATATCTAATGGAGCAAATTCTTCTGCTCGTTTAGCGCGACGAATATCGTGCGCAATATTCTTAGCTTTGTCGATGTTAATGGTAATCATTCTGCATACTCCCAAGCATTACGAAAGGTACGATCCGTTGGCACATCATCCGCGTCAATAATTTTGTATGGTCTATTTGGTGGTACGTCTTTAGCAGCTATTTCTTCGATCGTTAGACCACATTCCGCCGCAGGAACTATGATAGCTACGCCACCGTCATCTGTTGGATAAATTATTCTTGAATTCATTTTGTCCTCTTAACGGAATACTGAAACATAAACATAATCTGCATCGAATAATGTTGATTGATTCGTTAAAACTCTAGCAGCAGATACAGATGGAGTTGTTGCTGATGATAATGTAATATTATTTAAGTTATTACTATTAATTCTGCAAAGTCCATTTATTCCATAATTTACATCTGGCATAGAAGTAGTAAAATTTACTGTGTAGTCCCCTGTGCCGTTATCAGTAATGCTTGTTACATTTCCTGATCCACGAATAGCGACTGTTCCTGTACCATTAAAGTTTACCCATGCACGGCAGCCGTATGCAACAGCAGAAGAACCATAACCAGAGTTAAAAGATAGATTGCCTGGTACAGATGTTGCACCGGCAAATGTAGCAACTTGTGCGCTAGATAGTGTTAGTGCAGTCGTGCCTGCACCGGTGCCTGTCTTAAATTCAAACGCACCAGCGTTATCTGCTGAAAGCGATAAGCCATTCGTGGCGTTACCGGCGGTAATTACTGTTGACATAATCTATCCTTAAATAATCACCCACCGTGAGCCGGTAGGTACAGTGACAATAATTGGTGCGGTGATAGTAGTTGCCGATACGTTTTGCGATGCGCTAACTGTATAAGTACCTACGCCGCCAGTGCCAGTTCCTAATACAGTGATTGTTGTACCTGCGGTTACACCTGTACCGTCAATAATAGAGCCTACACCTAACACACCTGTGGTTATTGCGGTAATCGTTAATGTCGTACCTGCAATACTACCCGTGCCTTCAAACGTAGGCCCTGTTGTCAAAACACCTGTTGACATAGCATTTTTGCCAGCCGTAATTGTATAGCTAAGAGTAATAATCTGGTCGTTTTCATACAGGATTGTACTGCCGCCGCCGCCACTTCCGCCACCGCCGCCGCCTATCGCACCCCAACCACTAGCGCCATAGCCTTCAAATTGATCTAACGTAGTGTTGTAGCGAATCATGCCTTCTGCTGGCACTGCTGGACGGTCAGAAGTTGCACCAGTTTGCAATTGCGTATAGCCAAAGCCAGAAAAGGTTACGTCGCCTGTGGCGGATAGTTCAGTAAAAGCGCCAGTGTTAGGCTCTACATCGCCGATTGGTGGTGATGAACCGAACGACAGATTGTCCAATGGCACCACGATATTATCGGTAGTAAATTGGGTAACGTCATTAGAATCGGTGACAAGAAATTTGTATGAGACGGTAGGTTGTAGCCAGATGTTGGCCATACCGCGCGCGTCTAAGATGATTGGGTTAGTGTTGGCGGTAGCGCCGACCTGGTCAACATAAGTCGCAATTGGTGTCGTTGTGCCACCCGCGTAGGTGTACACCTTACCTAACACTAACGGATTACCGTTGGCATCAAAAAACTGCTGCTTAGGGGTTGGAGTTAATGAAGCCATTTAATCACCTTATCTTTGCGTGTCAATAACTCGTACTGGTTCATTCGCTAACGCGTTGCTATTATACCTATCAGGTGCCAGCGAGTTAACTGCTGCTGCCGTACCGCCTGTAGATAAAATTTTAGATTCTACTGACCAAGTTTGCGGGTTATTTAAAAGTTTAAGTACTCGAATACGTTCGCCTGCGGGCAAAGTCTCTAACAGATGCTGCGCGTTCTCTGGGCTTTTGGATGCCTCAGTTAAATACTGCATAGTTTTTTTGCCTATCTTGTTTTCCAAGATATTTAACGCTTTGTTTGTTGTAGCAGCAACTGCGCTCAAATATGACGGCAGTCTAAACTTCGTCATATTCTCTAGCAACACTTGTTTCAATGCGTCTTGACCACCTTCAACTTGCGACTTAACTTTAGCGTCGCGGATTACTTTGTTGGCCTCTGTTTTAAGCGTGGCCAAAGTTGAGTCGGCTAACTCGGTGGCTATGTTGTAGTTGCCCTTACCTAAGAACTTTTCTACAACTTCCGGCGATTCGTTAGTAACTAATTTAACAAACTCATCTTTATTAGTTTTAAACAATTTTAATGCTTCGCCAGACAAACGCTTTTCAGCAATCTGTTGCATGCCTTTGGTGTAGTCATCTAAGTACTGCTTCCAGCCCGTACCACCGCTAGCTTCAATCGCATCATCTATTAACGGCTTTATGTCACTAAGTACACCGGCAGCAAGATTGCGCTGTGAGGTAGCGTCCATGCCTGGGCGTAATTGTTGGATCGCAGCAGTAACCGAATTCTTACGAATAGCTTCTAAAGCTTTAGCGTCAATGATGCCGTTCTTAGCCGTCCATTGTGCGATGTCTCTAGCCACATTATCGGCTGCACCCATGATGATGTCGTTACCCGCATACTCTGGATTAGACTTAATTCTATTGATGCTGCTTACAAGTGATGCGCTCTCTAACGGTTTGATACCGTTAACGCGTAATGTATCTGCGGCTGCTTGCGCAAAGCGTGCGCCTTGGCCTAAATCAAGTGATGCGTTAGCGGCCTTAGACGCCCACTCATCAGCTTTTACCGCTAACTCACCTGCGTAGCTGTGTCTAGCTGCACCAACTGGTAAGTTGCGCTTAATCATATCTAAGCGTGCCCATGCTTCAGCAGCATTACCTGCGCTAATTAGATCACGAACCTTTTGTACTTCGGCAGCAGCTTCACCACTTAGCTTACCGGCTTGCGCTTCATATTCAGCTACTTGTTTACCTAAGTTTGCACGATTCAATGCTGCATCACGTTGTGGTCCAGTTAATTTATTAAGCGCTTCTTTAGATGCTTGCAAGGTGCCTCTTACTTCAGCCGCCGTGCCGCCGCCAGCTAAGTTAGCTAACGCATTTAATGACACTTCACCTTGCGATTCTTTAAGCGCATTTAAAAAACGTGGGTCACGTTTACTAGCGCGATCCATTAATGCTTGGAATGTTGGGCTGTTGATGTCTGCTGCGGCTTGCCCTGCGCTGACATTTTCTCCCTTAGCTGCTTTAAGTGCATTAAGCACTAAAGGTAGATCAGGACCTAACGCATCACGCGCAATATCTGCTGCTTTATTTTTTGGAATACTAAATAGGTCTTTTACTTTACCTGCAACGTAACCTACGCCTTTGCCAACTAATTGACCACCAAGCTCAAACGTCGAGCCTTCTGCTACGTTACGCAATGGCTCAGTCGCAATCTCAGCGCCTTTACGCGGTTGTTTGACGCCCATTAAGACATCAAGACCTTCCATGTACTCTTTACCAATGCCGTAACCAATACCGGCGCCTACTGCGCCGCCAGATACAGGGTTAATAAGTATGGTAGGGGACGCAACAGTACCCGCGCCAGCACCTAATATGCCGCCGCCCGCCGCCGTAAGTCCTTCTACTACTGGCGCAAGGTATGGGCGAACTGCGCTGTATATTTTTTGCCCCGAATCTAATTGCTGACGTGGTGCAGGTATTTCACTAACTGTAGGCTGCAACTGCGTAGGCATTTGGCTTGCCGAACGCATACGACTAATTTCATTTGCTAATGCGGTAGCATCAGCAGTGTTGCCTGCTGCATCCGCCTTAACTAAAGCTGCGCTAAGTTGTTCAATAGTTGCCATAGTTATTTAGTTTTATATTTATCTATAAGCGCATCAACATTAGGCGTAGCACCTGCTTGCGACGCTCTGTTCTGTGCGTTTACTGTAGCTTTGCGAACAACGTCTTGAAGGTCACGCGCAGCAGCTACAAACTCTTTTTCGCTTTGTGCTAATGACATACGCGTAATTGCAGTGGTGGCTTTTTCGCCTTCTTTCTCAGAAATTGAACCTGCACCTTTAAGTGACTCAAACGCTTCCAAGAATGCGCCGCCTTTAATTTCTTCAAACCTTGATTGGAAATCCGATGCAGAAGTGCCAGGAACAAACCGTTCGCCAAGTCCAAAACCAACTGCGCTATTAAAGCCTGGATGAGGTGCAGTGCCTTGTTGTATAAGCTTGCCGTTTTTATCGCGTACTTCTTGTTTACCCACCAACTCGTCAATAAGAGCAATTGATCGGTTAGCGCGGTCAAGAATCTTAGGCAGCGCCTGCACTGCTGCAACATCACCTTTAGCAATAGCTTCGCCTCTAGCTTTAGCGCCTGCCATAGCCTGTTGAAATGCAGGGTCTTTTTCGCGTAATTCTTTTTCTTGCTTAAGTTTAAGCTCTGCGCCTTGAATACCTTCGGTTTTCTTATTATGTCTAGCGGTTTCTTCTTCAGCGAAAGTTTGAGTCTTAGTAATAGACTTAGGTCCAACAAGTTGACCATATGTTGGGCTGTTCGGATTTAAGTCTCTAAACTCAATTGTGCGACCCGCCTCTACTTTTTCAGGTTTGGCTTCTTTAAGTTTAATTGCGTCTAAAACAGGCAACAATTTTTCTAAACTTCCCATACGAAGTTTCATAAAATTTGCATTACCACCTGTCATACGGTCTTGTAATTCAGCTTGCTCTAGTTTAGCCAATCCAGTGTCGGCTTCTTCTTGTGTAATATATTTTTTACTTAACGCATCATAAATATTTGCTTTAAATTCAGCAGGGTTAGCTGATTTAGAAACAGATTCCCATGCATGGGTCATTTTTTTCTTGTTTAAATCAAATTCGTTTGCCGCTGTAGTAGATTCAGCTTGCTTAGTTTGTGCTTTAGCTTTTAATACATTAGCTTGCGCTGCTTCTGCTTCAGCCAAAGTTTTTCTGTGCGCCACTAATCCCGATATATCCCCAGCGCCAATATACGCTTTCTCAATTAATCTATTTATTTCACTAGGCGGCGCGCCTTCCGGCGCTTTAGACAATATGTCGCGCATAGCATTTTTTTGCTGATTTGCGCGTGCTAATTCCATCATCTGCATTCCGCCAAGCATGTTCTGCTGATTTGCGCGAGATAACTCTGCTGCACGCGCAGCATGCACCATGGGTGATTCAATTTGTGCGGGGCGAAGACCTAACGCAATATTTGGATCGATTGGCATGATTATGTTCCTGGATAAGCTCTATTCATAAATGTATCAAATTGATTCTGCTGATTTTTCATAGCTTGATTGCCCATGTAATAATTAGCACCTTGACCAATAGCGTTAGATATAGCATTAGATGAGCCTATGTAACCAGACGCTCTAGCGTTGCCAGCATTAATGGCCGATTCACCCAATACGTTACCTAAGTTGCCCGCAGCATTAGTTAAAGTATTAGCTGAAGTTTGTGCTTGCCCTGCCAAACTTTGCAATGGATTTAAACGTGCTTGGCGTTCTGCTTGATATCGATTAAATGCATTTTGATATTCATTAGTAGCGTAGTCTTGACCAAACTGAGTAACGCCACGCAATTGATTACCACCAAGTAATCCGCCACGCGCAGCAGCACTTCGATCCAATGCTTTAACGCCTTCATTTAATCTAAATGCATAGCCTGGGTCTTTGTACATATCTTGGCCAGTAAACGGCTGCGCTAAACTGCCATACCCCGCGGCTTTAGTATTTCCACTAAGCCCTAACAAATCTAATAGTTCGTTTTGACCTTTTAATCCAGCTTCACGAAATGGGGCTTGTAGTTCGACTTGTTTGTCAAACATTTCTTTTTGAACGCGACCTTGCTCTTCTGAAGCAGCAACTTGCGCGCCTGCTGCGCTACTTGCGGCTCTTGATCCCATTACGCCACTAACTACAGTTGCACCTGCAACGGCTACTAGTCCCCATGTCATAATATTTCTCCTTTTGCTTCTATTGAAAGCAAAGTATCCATTGATTCAATTAATCCTAATTCATTGTAAGACGGTGCAATAACTTCATTTTCGATCTGCGCTAAATCTTCTTCTGCGCCAAATTCAGTTAAATGCACTGTTGTCCACAACGTATCTTCTTCTGCATATACTGCTCGCTTTAACCCAACTTCTGACACAAACGTGCAAGGTGCTGTTAAATGCTTTTGACCAAACTCAGTAAAAACAATTACTTTGCCTTTTGAAATAAAATTCAAATGTTGATGTTTATGAATTTTACCTATGATCAACGTGCCTTTAGGAATCAACATTTCTCGTGCGTAAGCGTGGCATCCGTACTTATCGTCTTTAGGTGTAAAGTAATGCGTAAGCGTGCAGTTTTCTAATGTTGATTGAACGGCGCCGCTATCAATTAAGTCTTGTAATCCGTTTTGTACAGTTAAAATGTCCTCTCGGAATTTAACTTTTTCAACAGTATTCGCAACTTCGTTCATACCACCACCCATCGAGAGCCTGACGCCAAGGTTACTGTAACGCCGCTAGCAACCGTTATGATACCCGCAGACATGCCAGAATTGCCCGCCGCGATCGTGTAATTTGATGATACTGTTTGACTATTGACAAATATACCATTACTTGCAACAACTTCGGAAGATGTTAACTCTCCTGTGCTAGGTTTGTACAGCAGTTTTGCGTTGCCGGTATAAATTGTCGTCAAAGAACCTGATGTTGCAGCCGCAAAGGTTGGATAAAGGTTTGTGGCTGTCGTCGTGTCATTAGTAATGGTTGCGCCTGACCCGCTAGCCGCTGCCCACTTTACCCCCGTTGCTGTAGTTGAATCAGCGGTCAAAACATAGGTATCAGTGCCTACTGCTTGGCGTACGTTATCTGTGCCGTTGCTAACAATCAAATCGCCTTTTGTAGTAGTAGGCGATAAAGCATCAAACGCATTAACTGCGGTAGTCTGGCCAGTTCCGCCGTTTGCTATTGCTACTACACCAGTCACATTACCGGCGCTACCAGAAATATTGCCTGTAATCTTAGACCCAGCTAACGACGTAATCCAAGTTGGGTCGGCGTAACTGCCAGTCGTATAGACGCCATTTGTTACCGTACCCGCATTACCTGTCGTATCAACATTAATTGGTGACGGTAAACTTAGCGTTACGCCACCTGTACTAGCGGAAACCGTTACTTGATTAGCCGTGCCAGTTAACGAGGTGACGCCTGAATTATTGATGGTAATTGCAGCCGAGCCGTTGTAAGTCGTACCAACACTATACGAAATACCAGTACCCGCCGTTAAAGCGTTAGCTACGCTACCCGCTTGGCCAGTCGTGTTTTGATTAAGTGTAGGAATATCGGCCGCAACAACAGCGCGGAATGTCGGTACCCCTGCTGTGCCATTTGGTGCTGCAAGGAAAAAGTTAGCTGTTTTACTAGCGTACGGGTTCTGCGTATCGCCATAGCCAGACGCCAAACTAATATTTGGCGTTGCGCCGCCGGATGATACAACTGGTGAGGTGCCAGTTACCGAAGTAACCGCACCTGCATTAGTCGCATTAATAGTAATTGAGCCGCCGCCATTGGTAATACTAATGCCGGTACCTGCGGTAAGCGTGGCTTTGGTAAGCGTATTGCCAGTGCTATTACCAATCAATAACTGACCATCAGTATAACTAGTTTGGCCTGTGCCGCCATTTAGTACAGCTACAACGCCGGTAACATTGGCGGCTGTGCCGGTAGTGTTGACGTTAATTGTGGCGGGCAAACTTAATGTAACGCTGCCTGTACTAGCCGACACGTCAACTTGACTTGCCGTACCTGTTAAAGATGTAACGCCTGTATTAGTAATGGTTACCGCAGCCGAGCCGTTATACGACGTGCCACTTAAACCAGTACCAATTGTCAAAGCATTAGCTAAACTGCCAACACCTGTGACTGATGCAGGCGTGACGTTCTTCCAATAGCCTAATGTGCTGTCGTATTGGATTAAATTGTTGTTAGCAAGCGTAGAAAATTGTACGTTTGAGTCAGTACCACCAAGGGTAGAGCCTGGTCGCAAAATAACTTGAAAAGACCCAGAACCACCTGATCCTGCGGTAATTACAGTGCCAATTTGCATTTTAATGTTGGGTGCAACTGGTTCAATTGCAGTAGGGTTGCCAGTTACTGGGTTGTACCAAATTACATCATCGTCAGCCCAAGTTTCACCAAAAGCAGCACCATTAGTTGTAATGCCACGCACTACACCAAAAGCCGTAATTCGTCCAAAACCGTTTAAAGCAATATTTTCAGTAGCTACGCCGATAATGTCGTTTGCGTTTG